GTTTAGCCGCGGTTGGGTTGACCGTGGCGACTGCGGGACCCGGCTCTTTGTAAAACAACCCCAGGTACGAGAAGTACCGCGCCCAGTAGGCGCACCCGAGGATACCGTAAGGTATATGATGCCTCGGGTTGGGGCGGCGGTCGAAGTTGAGTCATTTAAATGGCATCTCGGAAAGATGAACATTGGCAAACCTCGACCGACCGACATGCAGCGCCGTCAGGCCAAACGTGTGATGGAACAAGTCTACGATAAGGCTCGATGGTGCATACCTGAAAACTGGAAAGCTCGTGATCGAATTATGGCAAAAATTTTGCAAGTTAAGCCCGATGGCTCACCTGGTCCGGATTGGATTCGGTATGGTAGTCAAAACTCGGAGGTCATTAAGAATTTCGGTTTATCTCAACTGGCTGATCAGGTTGAGGAGCGTTTAAAGATGATTATTGAGCATCCTGAGAAGGGTAAACTCAATTTTCGTCCGCTCCGTCTGTTTATTAAACAGGAACCCACAAAGATTAGTAAGATTAAGGAAGGGCGAGCACGATTAATTTGGTGTTTCGACTTGGTTGATCAGGTTATTATGGCTTTAATATATGATCCGTCTTTGCAGGCGGAAATCTGTGTTTATGACCAAATACCATCTCAGATGGGATTGAGTTTTGCGCATGGTGCGTGGAACCGATTCATCCGTCGTTGTAAAAGTGAAGGAGACGATTGGATGGAGATGGATAAGACCGCGTGGGATTGGAGTGTTCCCGGATGGATGTTCGAGGATGCTGCCGAGATGCGTTGGTCGTTGTGTGTTAATACTCATGACAACACTGAGAATGTCCACAGTTTTAAGCGTGTGTATGATGCCGTTTATTTGTATCAGTCTATGGCGATGGTGCAATTTTCCGACGGTATTGTTATCGAACAGACTGAGCGCGCAGTACAGAAAAGTGGTTCGAAAACCACCATCTCTGACAATTCAAGATGGCAGAAGTACTTGCGGGTTTTGTTCGGTTTCGCGAACGGTGAGGATTGGGATGATATCCGAGCCGCGGTTTTTAGTATGGGGGACGACAC